GCCCTTCCTCGGCTTTGGGTACCTCAATCGCAGAGGCATTAAATAAATACTTCAGCCGCTCTTCATTTGGATCTGGCATTTTTCATGCTCCATAAAAAACCGCCCAGAAGGCGGTCATATTCATTTTTAAATTAGTTTAATAAAGGCTTTAGTGTATAAACCATCTGCCCTTCAACCACCTCAATCGAAACCACCTCAAAAGATAGCCCCATCGGCATGAGAACGCCGTTACCAGCATCCAACATATCCAGATCAATACCGAGCCCTTTTGCATTTTCGATCTTAATCACGATATCTGAAGCTGTATCGGTCATCAGTAACGGCGCATTAAACTGGACTGTCTGTCCTGCTTGATAAGCAGCTACTTGATTAAGAGTCGCAGCACCCATCACAGTTGAAGTCATATTGCTCGCTACAGCTTGAATAGCTGCCATGTCGGTACTCAGCCAGCGCTTAAGTACATCATCGGCCAGAGAGCTTGTAGCAGAGTTTAAATAACCGGCTAATGCTGAATCATTCCCCTGCACATAATCCAGGAAGGTGCGGATTGCACTCGGTCTAATGCGCGGATCAAGTGGAATAACTGTATTGGCCACCGTGTCGAACAGGTCCCGAGTTTTATCATCCATCGGAGCAAACAGACTGGTAAGCTTTTTACTCGCCGTCCATTCAGCTCTTATAAGCTCTTTCTGCTCGAGGAGATATTCCTTATCCAGACTTGAAGCACTGATCTTTTTATCAACCAGCGATTCAAGTTCACCAAACTGCAAAGGATGAGAACTCCAGTCTAAAGCTTCAGCTACCTCAGGCAACTTATCATCTGGTGTGATGCCGTACTTCAATGCCTGCTTCTCGGTTAAGGCCAGACATGTGCATCGGCAACGAAAGCCCAACGGCGGGTAATGTGTCAGCCAGAATGGATGATCAATTGGCAGCACAATACGATTCAAAGCCAAGTGACTTGGACGCACCCGACTATCATTGATCGCCGAGTACATCAGATAAGATCGTTTAGCCTTATTCCGTTGCTGCTGTTGCCACCGCCCATGACCGTAAGCACTCTGGATATTGGTACGAAATACATTGTCCAGGTAATGCTTTGGTAGAATGATTTCAGATTCTTCAATGAGTCTCTGAAAATCTTTAAAGGTACCGCCGTCGGCAATGGATTTATTCACAGCCTTAATGACTGTCTCAACCTGCTCAAGACTCGATAGAAAGCTAACCGTAGTTGCCATCTGCCGGGTCTTTAGATCCATTGAGTAGAACTCATCAGGTAACACGATCTTTTTGCTATGAGCGTACTGAAGCGCTTCAAGAAATGTGACTGGTTGCATGAGAGTTGATCTCTATTATGTTGCTTTTGAAAGCAAACCAAGCTTTGATTAGTTCTTCAGCTTTATATTGACCAAGCTTCACTTTTCTTCTCTCACCCACACCCTTGATGCCGATGTATGTGTCTGAAATACGACCCTTGCTATCAAATTCAACATCCGTGATTTCTGACAAATCTATCGCAAAGCCTTCTATCAAGAACAATTGACTACTCATCATTTCTCTCCTTGCGCTGTCACATACCCCAACACATCCGCAGCATACAAAGCCTGGTCCAGATTGGCTGTGAACTGGGTCTGAGTTGCATCAGGTATTAATTGCATTAAGTTATAAGCCAAGCTTTCTGGACTATTAGACTTGAATACCAATTCTTTAACCTGATCCGGCTTCAGTAGCTGCAATTCACCCTGACCATCAGTCAGTTCTTCAACTTCCTGCTGTTCAGGTGAGAGCTTGTTGGCTGAGGCCTTAAAGTTGAATGCTTGGCGTGGCAAAGCGGTAAATTGATTGAAGCCAATCTGGTTCTGTTCAATTACATCGCCATCCTGCAATCCATACTCACGAATGAAGTAGGCATTTGAGAGATTAGCACCTGCATTTTTAAGATGAACATCGCGCTCAGCCTGATCCTTATTCAGTGGTTTGGGTTTCTCACCAAGCATCACCTTGTATTCACCCCACTGATTCAAGGCACACAAAGCATCAACCACAGCCTGTAATGTTGGCGTAACTAATCGAATGTCAGACTTAAGCTTATCCATCCGCACATTTTCATGCACTTGGCCAAGGCTGTAACTCCCCTTTCCATCCGTTCCACTGGTAAGCGTCTGCCCTAATACAACTTTCTGTATCTGGCGAATCAGCTGATTATTGAACGATTCGAATGCTGCACCTGCTGCACCGTTTGTTCCTGGTGCAGATAGGATTTGAACATCATCCTCTATATCAATTGAAAGTACGCTTTGAGCATGAGCATTTAATAGCGCTCGACTCATATCTTCGGTGTCAGTGTTTTTACACTTACCCAATAGGATTGGCGTCCCAAAACGTTCTAAGAATTTAGCCCAGAACTTGAAACCGTTTTGCTTAAAGAAGAATAACCAATATAGTGTGGCTAATAATGCTTTACCGTATGGCTGTTCGTATGTGGCCTTACGGCGTGTTAAGAAGAATTTGAATGCTTGATCTACCTCATGCTCTGCATTGTTTCCATCCTGACGATAGATTAGCCGACCATCATTCTTAGGCTCAAACCATTGCATTGGTTTCTCACCAATCCACTGAATACCTACATAGCCTTCAGGCTTTAGTTCATACACAGCTTCTTGGACCGAGTAACCAAATAACAGCGCACTCATGGCACCAGTAGCGATTTCATGAAACCATTCTTTCAGGATTAGATTCAGCTTTTCCGCTTCATCCGTATCATTAGGCTCAATTCGCAACGGCGTTGCTAAAAGTGCATCAATCCGTGTCTCAACTACTTGTGCAATCTCATCATCATCTAGTAGTACACGTAATCTATGACGTGTAATTCCAGCTTTGCGTAGTACTTCATCCGTATCAGGCTGTTTGCCAAAATTCACCAAGAACTGAGTAACCGCTTCTTGAGTGTATAGATTGCCATAAGACAAAGCCTTCTTTGACGCTTTGTCTTTTTTAGACTTTGCCATGTGTTTTCCTTTTAATAGGTTCGACTACCTGCACCTGCAGGTTTTTTCCGTTTTCGCTCTCGAATATCACTAAAGCAAATCATGACGCCGTCTGCTCGGTTTGGAGACAAGGCCCCGTCCGGTTGCTTATTGACTAGGATTTTGCCTGCACCATTTTTTGTATAAGTGGGCTGTGATAACTCTCGCTTAAGTTGTTCAAGCTCCTGCTTGTTTATGTCTGTGGTAGAGAGCGAAATAAGATTGTCCGGGTCATATTGCATACCCTGTAAGGCTCGATAAGTATTCTGGAATCTGATACGCAATGACCACCACATCTGAGCTTTAAGATTGGCAAAGAAGTCTACATTTTTACGCGCCTCAACCATTTCCTGCTCCGGGTTGTGCACCGTACCTGAGCCTCGGAATGGATTTGCTTCGATCTCCGGAATACCTTTGGATCTATTCTGCTCATTAATGACTCGGGCATCACCACGTACACCAGCACCAAGACCATCGGCATCGTAATAAAACGAGTTCAAACGTAGATCAAGACAAGCATCAATAGCTTTCTGAGTTGTGCCAAAGATGTCATCACCAACGCCTGACCAAGTGTCCAAATACTGCAGTACGATGCCATGACGTGCAGCAAAGGAGTTCTTATCCTTACCCTCATCTGCCACATCAAGAGCACCCATACGTTCACCTGACGGCTGAATATCCAATTCAAGATGAGCATCGACTGCAGCCTGTACCCATGCAGATGGAATCAACACACCTTCTACCGACGCAGCATAGTCAATATCAACTTCTTGAGCTAGAACGATATCGTCTAGTGTGGCCAATTGTTTTTCATACCAGGGGTAAATTAATTTGCCATTAAATTCGACCTGCCAATTCTTATCTGGGTTATCACGCCATGCCATGGTGAAAACGGCGTAACGTCCACTAAAACGATCTTGGTGAAACTTATCCCCAATACCGTTTGGTGTGGATCCCTTGATGTGCACATTAGTGTTTTGAGAAATTGCAGCGTCTACTGCTTCTTGACGCTCTACGAATGCCCATTCATCCAGAAAGTACATTGTGGTACGACCACCACGACCAATATTATCTCCGGCCTCACCAGTAACGGTTGCGCCGTTGTCTGGATTAATGATCCGCATATAGTTGTCATGCACTTTTTCGACAAAGCCTTTAGGCTTCATCCAGCCTGGTAGCTTGGAAAACATATCCCGAAACTTATGCAGCAACGTTTTCGGATCACCTTTCTTATCGACCAGATCCTCCTTACGACTACCCACACCACCTGCAAAGCCTTCAACAAATAGCCATCGGTGCAGATAAAAACCAAGTACAACGTAACTCATACCCTCATCACGACTTTTTTCAATTAAGCCGTGTGTCTGGGTGCTTTCACGCTCTAATAGCCAATCAACAAGCTCAACCTGACCAGGACGTAAAACAAAAGGAATATTCGCCGGCAGTCCAAAAGGCATGCCCCGTGGATCATAAGTCCATACCCAGTGATTAAACCAATGAGCCGGATCATTCTTACATTTGTAGATTT